TTTCTATATTTTATAATTTACTCTGAAAATTGTAATATTTAGTAATATAATCTTTTAAATTATATTTTAAATTGTATTTTAAATAATATTTATCATCATCATTCAAATCGTTAATGAATTCATAATTTTTTAAATAAATCACAAATTTTTGTGTAATATTATTATAAACAATATTTGATATATTATTTTTAACAACTTTTTCTGTTAATTCATTAATGTATGTTTTATATTCTTCATTATTCATAATAATATTTATACTATTAAATTATTATTATGATTAGTTTTTATATATTAGTAAAATTATAATTTAAACACTTTTAATTACTTATAATTAAACAAATAATATTTATATGTCTACAAATTTTGATACGCAAAGTGAGTTGCTATTAGAAAAATTATTACAATTTTACAATAGTAATAACAATTTTGATAAAATGATAAATATTATAAATGGAACATCAAAAATATCACTTAGAATTGTTGATTGGTTTGTTACAAATTATTCAAAAAAAAATTATATTGTATATGAATTAGATAATAATGAAAGAGTTAAAGTTTATAATGATTATAAATTAAAGTTAAAAGCATATAGTAAAAAAAAATTTGACCCATTTTGTAGATGGGAGAGAATAAATGTTCCATATAAAAATGAAACTTGTATTCAAACTACATTAGGACAATTGAATTTTTTTAAATGGTGTATTGAAAATAAAATATTAGATTATATTGAAGCAAATTATAAAATTATTGAAAATGATATGAATTTAAGAAATACTTCGGCAAAAGTAAAAAATTCATCATTGAATTCAAATACATCTACAACATCATTAGAAAGTAATGATTCTTATTCTTCTAGTAATTCAAATAATTCAAATAATTCAAATAATTCAAATAATTCAAATAATTCAAACAAAACTCGAAAAAAACGTGAAGAACTTTCAAGCAACGCATCAAAATCAATAAAAAAAGAATTTATTATTACAAATGTTGAATTTCATTAAATATAAATTTTTTTTATATTATTATATATAACATTTCGTTATATATAATAACATTTCGTTATATATAATAACATTTCGTTATATATTGTATTATAAAGAAACAATTTATATTAGTTATGGGTAATAATAATAGTATTAATAAAGTTAACTTTGAATATATTCAAAAATGTATAAATTATGGCAATGAAAAAATATTATTAATTAACACACTTGATTATAGTAAACAAGATTGTTTAATAAAAAATTCTATACATGCTTCAAAAGAAGAAGAAATACTAAATAATTACTTAAAAAATAATAGAGTTATTAAAATTGTAATATATGGAGAAAATTGTACAGATAATAGAGTAATAACTAAATATAATCAATTATATAAATTGGGTTTCGCAAATTTATATGTTTATATAGGAGGTTTATTTGAATGGTTATTATTACAAGATATATATGGAGATGAAGAATTTCCTACTTCGTCGAAAATTATAGATATTTTGAAATATAAAGGGACTAGTAATAGTAGTTTTATAAATAATAATTATAAAAAGTAATAAATAATTACAAATTTTATAAATTCATATTTTAATAAATTCATATTATTATAAATTAATAATTTATAATAATAAAATGGCTATTAATCATATATTATTAGATTTAGAAGTTATTAAACAATTAGAAGACTATGATAAATTAGGAGTACTAACTTTACCTGGTTCGACTAAATTATGTGTTGATAGTTTTGGTTATAGAAGTGCAATAACACGTTGGTATAATAATTATAATAGAGAAACTAGTATAGGTTATATAGAGCAATTAACAAATAATATAGAAAAAATAAGTGATTTTATAATTTCAGGACAACATAATGAAGAAGGAGAAACATTAAGAGAGGCAATTGATGGGGCATTAATTGGGCTAGAAAAATTAAAATTAACATATATTAGCGACTCAATAATAGTAGCACGAATTATTTTAATTATTAATAAATTGAAAACTTTGTCTAAAAATTTAAAAAATTTTACAACTAATACATATAATTTTATTAATGAAATAGAAAACGCAAATAGTGCTAATAGTGCTAATAATATAAATAATATTAATGATGATAACAATGTTACTATAAATACTTCAATTACTCCTAGCAATTAAATATTTAGTAAAAAATATTTCAATACAAATATATATTCATCTTCAATTTTTTTATAATGATCTAAACCATCAATAATAGTCCAAGCAATATTATAATTAGGTTCTAGTAACTTTGAACATTTTATTTGGAATGCTAAATTATACACATCATCTTTATTTCCACTAAAAAAAAAGATTGGAGTAGTATTATTGGTTTTTAAATTTACATATTTATACATATAGAGAGATTTAATACAATACAATCCTCCTAATGATTGCGGTACAAACTTTAATATATTAAATAATAATGTGCCTCCTTGTGAAACACCCACTATAAATATATTTTTATAACTTTTTAAAATAGAGGCTTCATTATTTATAATAGACACAATTTTCTGTGTTTGTAAATTATAATCATCACTATTTATTTTATCTAATTTACTCAAATTGTTATAGCAAGTATAATAATTATACCATGATTTAACATTATAGTGTTTATTATTTGGATAATCTATGTCCATCAATGGAGACTCTGGCAAAATAAATTTAATATTGTTCACAATTACGCAATTATTTTTAAAATACTCAATATAATCATTAAAATATGTAGAATCTGAAAACATTGGGTGTAGCATAACAAAAGTATATTTATGTTTTTTTACACTATTATGTATTATACTATTAATATATGTATTATTAGTATACATAATAATACATAATATTTTATTTATAACATTACATTTATTAACATTACGTTTATTAACATTACATTTATTAACATTACATTTATTAGTTGATTTTTTCGCATAGTCCAGTTATTTTATTTCTTCGTGTGCCATTAGGGCATCGTTTATAATTTACTTTTTGCTTTGATGTTTCATTTTCTTTTTTATAAGCATTAGTTTTATTTGGTTTTAATAAGTTTTGTTTTGCTTTTTCTATCCACCATGCGTATTTTTCGGGATCATCTTTCTCTAAATCATTAAACAATTCACAAGCCATATATTCAACACTTTCCTTGTCTGTATTACGTGCCATGTCTATAAGAGCTTGTTTTGCCTTTGATTTATTAACTTTAACAAAGAGACGTTTTGCTTCGGTTTCTATTTTAGCTTTTTGTAATTTTCGTCGAATTTTGCGTCCTCTAAAAATTGACTGAATTTTAGTAGCTTTTTTATTTTTTTTACTTTTATTACTTAAGGATCGTGGTGATGGCATTTATAATATAGTACTATATTATATTTTTATTTTATGCTTAATTGATTTTTTCGCATAGTCCAGTTATTTTATTTCTTCGTGTGCCATTAGGGCATCGTTTATAATTTACTTTTTGCTTTGATGTTTCATTTTCCTTTTTATTAGCATTAGTTTTATTTGGCTTTAATAAGTTTTGTTTTGCTTTTTCTATCCACCATGTGTATTTTTCGGGATCATCTTTCTTTAGATCAGTAAACAATTCATAAGTCATATATTCCATTCTTTCTTTATCTACATCGCGCCCCATGTCTATAATCGCTTGTTTTACCTTTGATTTATTGACTTTACCAAAGAGGCGTGCTGCTTCATCTTGTATTTTAACTTTTTGTAATTTTCGTCGCGTTTTGCGTCCTCTAAAAACTGCCTGAATTTTAATAGCGTTTCTATTTTTTTTACTTTTATTACTTAATGATCGTGGTGATGGCATTTATAATATAGTACTATATTATATTTTTCTATATTATAGTTTTATTTATTTTATGCTAAATTTGAATTTTAAAAAATATTAAATAGTAATTTATTAACTATTCAGGTACAGGTTTAATTGTTGCGCTTTTGTTTTGTTGTGTCAACTTTTTTTTTGCCTTAGCAATCCATTTTGCATGTTCCTTGTCGCTTAGGTCGCGCCATAAATGATAGACCATAGTATCAATATTATCTTCATCAACGTCACGAGCCATGTCATCGAGTCTTTTTGCTGCCTTTGCTCTAGCAGCTCTACTTTTACAAAAAAGATGCTCAGCCTGTGTTTCGAGTTTTTTTGTTTCTAATTTTCGTCGCGTAGCATATGCTCTATAAGTTCTCTGAATCTTAGTGGCTTTTCTATTTTTTAAACTTTTATTACTTGTAGTGCGTCGTGGTAAAATTTGTAATGTAGATAGACTTCTAGATAATCTGTTAGCAAAATTTGATAAACTTAATGGCGATGGCATATAATATAGTAAAATATAAAAAAAAATCCAAATACTAAATATTAAGTCTTAAATACTAAATCCTAAATATAATTATAAAGTAAATACAAAATCATATACTTTTCTTGTTACTTCATCGTAAAAATTATTATCTATAAATTGGCTTGTATTTGTTTCTTCATTGCCATCAATAACTAATATTAACCCTTGTTCAATAGCAGTTGGATTATTTAACCACACATCATGATAATGATGACAATCTTTTAAATATTCAAGTGGAATAGTTTCCCCCAGACGACCCCGCTGTTTTACACGCAAATCACAAATCTCTGGCTTAGTTCTAATATAAACTATTTTTAAATCTTGAAAAATAGTTTGAAACTCTTTAAACAAATTTAAATAAATTATATATTCAATGAGGGTCATTTTTTTAGAATCATATAGACTTTTTGCAAATACAAATTTGTCTGTATAAATGGAGCGTTCACTAATAATAACATCGTAATTTTCTTTTAGTGCCTCCTTTAACAACGTTAGTCGACTAGTATATGCCATTACTTGAAACGCAAAACTATAGCGCTCATTATTTTCATAAAAGTGCGTAATAATACTTTTTCCGTTAGCATCTCCAATTGATTCCCAACTAGAAACTGGTTCTTGTAAAAAGCAGATTTTACAAGTATTGTCTTTTGAAGCGCAATAATTAGCAAGGTTTTTTTCCAAATAACGCATAACGCTTGATTTTCCAGAACCAATATTTCCATCAATTGATACAATAAGAGGCGGCATTAAAATGTATAAAGTTTTTATATATTTTTGTTTAAAATAAAATTTATAACCTAATCAATTTTATTTTAGTAAAAGCTAAAATATTATACATAATTACGTAACCAATCTTCGGCTAAGAGTTTTGCATTATTACTATAATAAAATTTTATTAACTTTCGTAAGTTCTGTGTTGGTTCGCTATTTAAACGTTCGTCTGATAAATCTTGGTCTCGCGTAGTAATTTTTTCCCAACTAGTTCTAAATTTCTGTAAATTCTTTATTAATTCGTCGCGTGTCATTGAACTTATTGGTTTAGTTAGTGGTTCATACATTCCCTTATAATTAGTAATTGGTTTATTAATTCTATCCTCTATGAGTTTTGTTGCTTTTTTTTGTTGACCTTTATCTAATAAATGATAAATTAATTCTAAATCATTACTTTCGATTGTTGAAATGTTCAATCTAAATAAACCTTGCGCCATCTTTTCTTTTGAACCACTTGTTGTTACATTATATTTTTTTAGTAGTTGTTTTAATTTATCTACTGAAATGTCGTTTTTTTTGCTTTTTTTTGTTTGATTTTGATTGTTTGTTTTATTTATTTTAGTAATTATATTTTTCTTTGTTTTCTGTAATTTGTTTTCATTTAGTTTAGACCACCGCTTACTATTTTTTGTTTGTATTATGACCCACATATTACCATCATTGCCCCGCTTTTTTGTTCCTAATGTAAAATCATTCGCACTTTCTGATGGTGCTTTTCTTGTTGCCATTATTTATATATTATATTTTATATAACATACTAAAATAAATTTACAGAAAAAATGTATAGCAAATAATTATTAAACAATAGCATTTAAATATTTATTAATTTTAATTAATAATTATTAATTTTTATTTAAATAATGGAGTTTATTATTAGAGAACATATTATTCCTTTTACAAATATTAATTTGGCATTATTTATTTTATGTTATTTTAAACCTTACAATAATTATATAACTTACAATAATTATATAACTTATGATAACTTATATAGTATAAGTTATTGTTGGAATCATATAATTTTTTTTACATTTAATGGAGCATATTTTATAGATAATACAACTTTTAAAAGAATGGCCATTAGAAAAAAAATTAGTCTACCTCTTTTTCATATTGGAAATATGATTTTACATAATTTACCATTTTTATATGTAAATATTTATATACCTAAAAATGTGACATTTTACCAATCATTGTTAGCATGTTTTATTAATTTATTATGGTGTTATTGGGCAACATTTGGAACATTTGATATACAGCATGTATATGTGTATATGAAAAAACAAGAACAAATTAAATTATATATTATAAATATAGGTTCAATATTTTATGTTCCCTTAATTTTTCATAGCAATAAAACTATAAGAAATAATTTTGTGTATGTATAATATTTAAAAAAATAATATAAAGATTATTGGGCAAGTTAAATTAATAGGTTATAGCAATCTATTCATTTTTTAAGCATTGGTGCCCGAGTGGTCTAAGGGGTGCGACTCAAGTTCGCATGGCTTCGGCCTCGTGGGTTCGAACCCCACCCAATGTATTCATATTTTTATTTTTTATAAAATATTTTTGTACAATATTTTATGAAAAAAATATTACATGGCTTTTTTTATTTTTATTTTTATTTTCATTTTCATTTTTATTTTAATAGATTAATTTTTAGAAGATACAATAGCTTTTTGACGTACTAAACGAGGTGGCTCACTATTAGAACTACGCGGAGTTGGTGGCGGTGTGGTAATACAAGATTGAGTACGTTCAATTTGTGTAAATGCAGTTCCCATACTACTTTTTTGCCTATTTACAACATTGCCAACCGATCTATATGCTGACATACACTCGTCTTGTGTTTCGCTATAATTAATAGCGTGAGTTGGTAAAATACCAATTTTTGATGCCTCAAAAATAGCATCTTGATTAGCACCTAAATAAAGGAGTTCAATGTTATATGATTTTTGTGCGCTATCAATAAGTTTTTTTAAAGACTTCGCATTAAATTTTTTACTACAATTTTCACAACCATCTGTAGCAACATAAATTAAACACTTGTCATAACAATTTGGAGTATGAAGTTTTTTCTCCATGAAGTATGTAAGTGTAGAACCAATAGCATCATATAATGCTGTTTGCCCACGTGGAACAAATTGTCTTAATTCGATTGGTCTAACCTGATTAATATTTAATGACCTAATTAACATTTTTTCTTCATGGTCAAATAATTTAATAGATACATTTACTTGCTCATTTGGTTTTAAATCTTGCTTAATAACTTCAAGTGAAGAGTTTACTCCACCAATAGTATCTTGCTCTTTACCACACATAGAACCCGAACGATCAATAATTGCCACAACTTCTTGGATAAATAGTGCCATATTATATAATGTTAATGTTAATAATAAATTTAATAAAATATGTAATCAATTTTTTTTGTTTTAATATTTTATTTTTTATATTTTTGTTTTAATATTTTTATTGCTAATCAATATTTATTAAAAAATGCTAAAGCAACAAATGCTAATTGAAAAAACTAATTATGAACCCCATCTTAATATTGAATTATTGACTGGAGCATTTATAGAAAATAAATTTAAAAGCATATGTAAAACAACTATTTATAATGCTTATATTAATGAAATTTTAATAATTGAATATTTGAAATATAGACTAGCTACAGATCCTCACACGTTTACTGATGTACTATTTACTATAGATTTGCCATTTGTTCAAGATTATATTGAACATATAAAACAAGTTAGCATAACTTGTGAAGATATTCCTGTAATAACTTATGTATATAATACACTATTGCGTGAACCAGGAGATAAGGAACTATGGCCACACGATAAAGCCTCGTTAATCCTTGATAAAATACAATGCTTCTTTGATATTGATGAAGACAAACTAGCAAATGAATTAATTGAAGTAATAAGTGAAATTTATTATGATACATTATGGTAATCATAAATCATAAATCAAAATGCTAAAAAATTGATAATATAAATTTAAAATATTTTTTTTAATAAAAAATGATTAATGATTATTATGCTTATGATGTTTATAATCAATTATTGAAAAATAGTTGTAATTTTATTAATAAAAAGTGCTTAGACATTGGAACAAGAAATGGAGCAAATTGTGAAAACTTAGTGAAAGTTGGCGCCTCAAGTGTATTGGGTATTGATATAGATTCTTCGCGCTTTCATGAAATGTGGGTTAATAAACAAATTACACTTTTAAAGCAAGATTTATTAACAATGAACAGTTTCAATAAATTTGATGTAGTTACATGCTTTTTATGGAATATGCCTTATTTACAATATACTAATGTAATGAATAAAATTAAAGAACTCTTAAATCCAGATGGATTAGTGTATATAGGTATTGCTGATGAATGCTATAAATGTGACCCGCCAGGCCCAAAAAGTGTAAATATTGTTGAATTATTAAAAAAACATTTTAATAATACAAGAATTTTAGATAAAAAAAGTATTCAATGGATAATAGAAGCTAAAAATCCATTTTAATTAAATAAAATGATAACAATTTTTAGAGCAATAATAAAATTTGCTTTGTTTTTTATAAAAATCGTGTTGTAGTTTATATTTTTTATTACAAATATGACATTTTATATTTGTTAAATTATTGACTAAATACATTATATCATCATTTAAGAGTACTATTTTGAATTTATAATTTTTTGATTTTAATTTTAAAAACATTACAAAATAATGTAATATTATGTTTATATAATTTTTATAATGTATTATGTAGCAAATTTTTCTTCTAATTTTTTTATAAATAATTCTAAATTTGTGTTTAATAATGTTGAATTTGAACACAATGCTTTTAAGGTATTTCTTTTAGAACCAGACTTTTTATCATATATTAAATAATAATTGTTGGGTTGTGTTTCGTGTCTTCTAATACTAATATATTTTGGCAATATTATTGAATTTTTTTTGTTTTGTAAAATATTAGAAACTGGTAGTTCGCATTTAGCAACTTGTAGCTCACTTTTTATAACCTCGCCATTGCTCTTTATAACCTCTTCATTGCTATTTATAACTTGTTTTATTTCATTATTTTTATTATATAATTCATATTCTTCTTCAATAATTAATAACATTTTTTTAATTTCTTCTAATTTTTCTAATATATTTATTTTATTTGATTTAGATGATACATATAATTTATTATGTATATTGTGAGGATGTTTTTCTATTTTAAAATATTCTCTATAACATTTATTTTTTTGGTCATAACATTCTTTATAATAATTAACATATATAGGTATATTACATTGTTCTATATTATTTGGTAATTTTACAGCATTATGCTTTCTTTCTCTCTTAGATTCTTCTTTTGTTATTAAAATATTTGATAAATCGTTCATTTATACTAAAATAATACATTAAAATATTAAAAACATTAAAACATTACAGATTTTGTTAAATATAGCCAAAAGATAATTCCAACAAATGCTTTAGCAGTTAAATCTAACATATTATATCCTATTAGTTTAATTGCTTCATTTGCGTGGTAAAATACTCCATACAAAGACCATAAACCTAAGTACAACCAAAATATTAATTTTGACTGATATGTTGTTTTGATACTTGTCATAAAAAGTCTCCAAATAGTACCAAATGTTAAAAATAAAAATATAAAACCCATAAAACTTGCTAAATTTCTATTAAGTAAACCTATTTCCCCGCTATATCCAAAACCTAACATTAAAAGATTAAAAAATAAAACTAGTAAAAATGGTTTAATTTTTACTGGTATTTTATTTTCATAACCTAGTAACATGGAAAGTGCTAATAACATAAAAGGAGTAGTGATTATCCAATCAGAATAACGCATATTATTAATTTTTTCTAAAGGAAGAGTGTCAACAGAATCATGATTTTTCTCTTCTAATAAATCATTTTTTGAGTGATTATATTTTTTTGTTTTATTTATTTGTTCTATAAATAATCCATAAAAATAACTAGCAATAACTGAAATACATGTTTCTAAATTTAAAATATGACGAACTTGTGGAATAGGACTTCGTAATGCTTCAATAAATGTAATTACCGAAGTAGTAATTAAAAATATATATGTAATATAAAAACTATTTATTACTAAAGATGTATTCATAGTAATGTATTAATATGTTATAATATAATATATTAATGCATTAATATATTGTAGCAATAATATATTAATGTAATAATATTTTATTATAATTCAATAAAAAATTATTAATAAGTGAAAAATAAATAAGTAAAATTATTTAATTCGAGTAAGCTAAACCACCCATACCCGACATAATGCGGAGGACGTTGTAGTTAACAGCATAAACGCGAACTTTAGCAGTGCTTACACCCGAAACAGTAGCATTAGATAAAACTAACTGTAAGGTGGCATTGTCAATTCGCGAGAAATTGCATGTGCCAGATGGTTGGTGTTCTTCTGGTCTTAGGGCAAATGAGTAAACATTAATACCAGTGTCTGGCGCACGAGTGTGGTGCTGGAAAGGCTGGACCAAGTCGAAGTATGTGCCTTCACGCTCCGAAAATCTGTCTTGACCATTTAATTGTAATTTGGCAACAACAACTGGATTTTCACCCCAGCAGTGCATATCTAAGGCAGTTTCGGCTAAAACGAAAGTGCCAGCATCGGAAACACCGGAGTCTGTACTATTAGAAGTACCCCAAGCACCAACCGCACTTGCAGTAATATCATTGGCAAATGGGTCTTGGAACATTCCACTGGCATTAATAAAACCATTACCAGCAGCAGTATTTGTAGATGTTCTTATATTTACTTTACCACCAAAAGCATGAATCGCGTTTGGTAAAGCATCGTAAGCATCTGTGTAGTTAAAAGGCTGGGCACCTAATAATTTATTTAACTCATTATTAGCAGTTGTTGAAGCACAATAATCGACATTTGCGTCTGGTTGAACAACCCAAATTAATTCTTTGCAAGGATGATTTAAATTTAATTTGATTTTGTTTGATGACGAACCGACCGATTCATCACCGGTGAATTGTAATTGTTCAATTAAATATTCGTGTGGGTTTTGGGCCATACGTCTGCGTTCGTCAGTATCTAAGAAAATGTAGTCAACAAATAGCGATGCCGCAGCTAGTGATTGTTTGTATGCTTGATCAACTTTTGTACCAGTTCCATCAACATTATTTACTGCCCATAAGCATTCTTCAATATTGCGAATGTCTAAATTAATTTTTACTTCGTGATATTGTAAAGCAATTAGAGGTAGAGCTAAACCTGGATTACGGCAATACCAGAATTGTAATGGAACATATAAAGTTGTTTCAGGTAGTGCTTTACGTGGGGCACAAACTTGGCGAATACCATCAGAAGAGCAAGGACCATCAACTTCGGCAAATTCTGGATCGCAAATGTATGTTAATTGAGTAGTATTACCAATCATTTTATAGTAACCACGTTCTTGTTCTTTTGATAGAGTTAGTTGGCACCATATGTGCATCCAGTCACCATATTGACGATCAATGCGCTGACCACCAATTTCAACTTCAACCTGTGAAACCAACTGTTCACCAGGGAAATCCAACCAACGGGCATAGACACCCGAAGCCGAAGCACCACTGGCAATTGAAGTATTGGCCATGTTCTGGTTAATTTCAGGCAAGGTCACTTGTAAGTAGGTGCGGTAAGCCAAATCACCATTACGACTAATGGTGCAGGTTACACGGCGACCAAAATCGGCCTGGCCGTTAAAAGTCTGTTCAATAGACTCCATTGCAAAGTTAGTATAGCGACGATAAGTGACTTTCCAGAAAGTAATTTGAGGGTTACCCGTAAGATATACGTCTTGGGCACCATAAGCGACGAGTTGCATTAATCCACCTCCCATTTTATAATATTGCTAAAGAAAAAAATTTTTGGAATTTAAATTAATTATCGATTTTTTTTGAAAAATAATTAAAATTAATTATTTTAATT